TGTGTGCAGAATCAATATAAATTTCCGGCAACAGTGTCGCGGCATCGTTTTCGTTAAGATATGTCGGAACAATACGATTGATAACAGTAGAATTGTCAACGGTTACATGGATGCCTGTTAAGTTCTTTTTGTATGCGATGCGATAGCCACGATTTTCGCCCAACTGTGTTTTCATATTGACTATAAAATTGTTTCTCTCAATCTCACCGCCCCATCTGCTTAGATAAGAGTTATCTTGATTTCCGATCAACGCATTCAATATAGATTGCCGCACAATGGTCAGCGAATTTATATCGCTTGAATCTGCTGTGCCGCTAAATCGCGTTTCGCTTATTCCGGATTGAAGCAGATCAGCCCATACAGTTGATCCTTCTGCGTTAGTATATTTTTTATGCACGATTATATCGTGCGCCAAATCCTGTGTGATATGCCATCCGAAAGCAGTCAATGTTTCAAGCGTACGTTCCGGGCGCTCCAGTCTAAATTGCTGGACTGTGTCGTTTGCGTCCGGCAGATAAACAATGGCATCTATGTCAAAATATTCTGCCAGTTTATCAGACAGCGCGATCTCAATGTTGCACGAATATTCGCCGTTTATTTCCTGTCGAATTACGGCAGATATCGGCTCTATATTGCCTCGAATCACTCCATCGGTCGATATCAGCATCAGCTCCACCTCCAGTTTGGATAAACAGTCAAAGCACTAGCCGTCGTTGATATAGTTATAGCCGATGTCGACACTGGTATCACAGGCAAATCACCAGTCACTTTGTTCCATGCGTTGTTTCCAGCCTCGTCATATATCTGTCCGTTTAGCGCGTCGATCGTGATCGTTTCGCCTAATGTCGCAAAGCTAATCGTGATTGTCTGCGTTCCGATCGTGACCGTTTTAGCTCCTGCGCCTGTGATGACGAGCTTTGGATATGCTGGCTCATTGCCAGGGTTTGTAATCGAATAACTTATCGCGTCTTTATAAACTGTTTCTATTGCTTGTCGTTTCAGCGGTTGTGTAAAGTATCGCGCTGTTATACGATACCAAACGCCTCCCTCGACAGCAGCCTCAATCACTTCGTCCGCGCTTACGTCGTATACATAACCGGGCTCGTTGTCAAACTCGATATACATCGCGTTGCGCAACGCTTCTAATGCATCTGCCAAATCGGCTTCTGCACAATATAATTCCGGCTCTTTTGTGTAGCTTTCATAGTCTCCAGACCATTCAGTCAGATGTCCGCTTCTCCCTGGGATCGTGATCCTGCGTACACGCTTTGGCGGCTTGACGACAGGGGGCATTTTTAACAGATACAAGCCGTATTCTGATATGTCGATACTGTTTAGTTTCATGCTGTTGCCCCCCTGGCCATAAGCCCGCGCCTGCGTTCTTCTTCAATGTACTGCGCCAGTTTGCGCTTTTCCGCGTCTGATGCCGGCATGTTTGCCAGATTGATGACATATGTCGTTCCGCCTGCAATAATGCCAGACGGCATGTCTGCCGATGCTTTTATGGCTATTTCTGATTCAAATGATCTGGCTGTAAGATTGCCAACTTCGTCAATCGCTTTTTTAATTGGGTTTGTATTTTTTTCTATACCAAGCGCAAGCCCTTCATTCAAGTTCTCGCCAAACCCAGCAAACAATTTTGACGGAGAATCAATTCCAAAAAACCCTTTAACGCTTTTAACGACTTTTTGGGCTGCTTCTTTAGCCTTCGTAACAACAGCACCGATTGAATCTCCTATACCACTTGCCAGCCCGAGCATAAGTTCTTTTCCCATGTTTGCAAACGATTTGATGCTTTCGCGGAATGCCTTTAACAGCCCACTTATAATCTGCGGCACAGCAGCAACAAGACTTGCTATGATGTTTGGCAAGTCGCCAAGCAATCCGACAAATAATGATACTCCAGCCTCTACAATCAGCGGAATGTTATCGATAATTGTCGAACATAGCGAATCAATGATTTTTGGTATAGCGGCAACTATCGTCAGGATTATTTGCGGCAATGCGTGCACCAGAGCAGTCAAAAGCTGAATGCCTGCGTTGATAATCAGCGGAATATTACCGATGATAACGCGGATCAATGAATCAATGATAACTGGGATAACTGCGATTATTTGTTCGATGATGATTGGCAGATTGTCTACCAAAGCCGTCAATAACTGGACGCCAGCGTCAATGATTAATGGGATTAAATTATTTATTGCCATTATGATTGAATCGATTATAAGCGGCAATGCTGTTATTATCTGTCCAATTATTTCTGGCAATGCTTTAACCAGTGATGTAAACAGCTCTATTCCAGCAGTAATGATTAATGGCAAAAGCTCAGTTAGTGTAACAACTATTGAATCAATTATAACTGGTATTATAGTCACTATTTGTTCAATGATGTCCGGCAAAGCCCCGACCAATGCTGTAAATAATTCCAACCCAGCGTTAATAATCAATGGTACAAGTGTTGTCAAAGTGTTAACAATCGAATCAATAATGATCGGCAATTGCTCTAAAATGATCGGGATCGCCGTAATTAAGCCTTGCGCGAAACCAGTGATCAATGTTAGAGCTGCTTCAACCATTGCTGGCAAATTGTCAAGCAAAGCTGTCACCATGCCAAGCGCAGCTTCGGTCAATCTGCCTATGATGTCTGGCATAAGTGTTCCAAGTCTGTTTGCTATATCTGCCACCATTTGCGTTGCAGCCGTCATAAGCGGTGGTCCAGCATCGCGTAAAACACTTGAAATCATAAGTGGTAAATCAGTTATAACGTCGGTCAACATGGGGAACAGATTTTTGACAACAGCCAGCAATGAGTTAATCATGCCATCAAGTGCATTGCCCCAGTCGCCGCCAGTTGACATAACGGCCAATAAATCCTTAAAACTTGCTTTCATCGCGCCAATGGAACCAGATAGCGTTTCTTCAGATTCCCTGGCAAAGTTCCCGGCATATTGTGACGTCCGATCCATGAACATTTTCATGGCTAATTCTGATTTTTCGGCTTGCGATGCCGTATTCCATTCAAAATTGATGCCCTGTTCTAATGCATATGCTTGCAGAGTAGTTGCATTCATCGCCACGCCGAGGTTGTCCATCATGGTAAAATTACCTTTTGCTGCGCCAGCAATCGAATCCATTGCCATCGTTGTATCAATGCCCATAACAGACGCTACATCAGCTGCACGCTGCATAGCTGCCGTTGTTAGTTCAAGCGATTTTTGTTGCGTTAAGCCAGAGCCCTGAAATAACGATCCCATTTTGTTTGCAGTCGCCATATAATCAGATGCAGAAAGCCCCATATTTTTATATGCTTCTGTTGCAGATTTCTGCAAACTATCAGCAAACTGGCCAAACACCGCTTCCGTGCCGCCAAGATTCTGTTCCAGTTCGCCACCCATGTTAATGGCGCTTGTTATAATCTTGCCAATTCCAGCCGCAACCAAAACAGTTTTAAGTTTTGAGACGAGACTACTTCCAACCTTTTCGCCGGCCGATGTACCTGCGCTTTTTGCTTCTGGGTCAACGATTTTGCCGATGCTGCCTGATATGCCTTTAGCCGATGGCATTATTTGTACATATGCCTGGCCAAGTTCAGTTGCCACATCATCACCTTCCGATCAACTTGTTTCTAGCTTTGATAAATTCCTCGCCGTTTGCGTATGCAGTCACATTGCTTTCTTGCTTTATTATGCTTTTTAATATTGATTGCGGTCTGTTTCTTCCTTTTTCTGCGTCTTTGGTCTTTGACCACATAAGCAGATTAAGCCGATCGTAAATAGCAACAAGCAATAACGTTTCTGCTGGTAGCGGAATGTCATTTAACTGCATCTTTATCCGCGAGTCATCGCGCAAGCCTGCGGCCAGCGTCGCTATCAAACCTACTGGATAACTTCGGTAATCGTATATTTGATACGTTTCTGCTAAGTCGCAGACCAGCGCTTGTTCGTCTTTTTTGAGCATAACGGCGAGGGTTAACCGTTTTTTACGTCAGCTCCGCTTTGGAAAATGTCCAAAATTTCGTTAGACATGGCCTGTACAGATACAAAGCCTTTTTTGTCGCGGACGTGGTCTTTTAACTTTTGCTGCTGCTCTTTGCCAAGTAGTTGATTCAACAGTTTTGGGATAAGCAATGGATTTGCATCAACTTCTGCCAGCGTTTCGATCAGCTCATAATTGTTTAACGCTTCATCGGATATCTCAAACTCAAATCCTGTTTTTGTTTTGCCTTTAAGCATGGCTTCACCTCTTTTTAAGCGGCCGAAAATACAGTCACTGTCACCGGCGTCTCAGGGAATCTATAACCGTTAAACGCATCGATTGTAACCAATACAGTACCTTCGACAGGATCAGAAATTGCCAGCGTCCATGCCGTCCCAGAGCCCGTTAAAGCTCCTTTAATGGCAGACCCAGTACCAGATGCCAAAGTGATGTGCGACGCCAGCAATCCAGTCACAGGGCTAGTAAACGTGAAGTTAATCGCGGTTGAATCAGTTGATCCCGTCGTTCCGCCATACTGCGTCGCCGTAAACGTGACAAGCTTGATTTCCGCTGTATCAGACGCAACGATATATTCGTAGTGCGTATTTCCATCTTCGTCTGGCATGGCCATGATTGTTGTCGCGAATCCAACCGCGTCAGAATCGCTATAAGTGATTTCTCCAACCTCGGTTATCTTTCCGCGTGGAATAACAATGCGCTTAATGAGTCCGCCTTTCAGGATCATCTCTGCCACAAGCGCGTGCTCTTCATGCCCTTTTGAGTTCGCCCTGATTTCAATTCCTGTCTCAAGACTTCCTGACACATTGTCCTCACCATAGATTTCTCGTAGCACGTCTATGTTCGTGGATTCGATCAACGTATATGTAAACGTGTCTTCTTTTCCAGTCTGCGTGACGAGGACAGTGTCGCCGCCCCATGCTTTTATAGATTCAGATTCCGGGGAGTTAGCATTGACTAGACCTTCTTCTGATATGTAGCCAAGAGACACAAAGGCTATATCCAGATCGGACGTTGCATCATTGGGTAACGGTGCCCAAAGAGGCGCGGTATAAATCGCACCGCCCACTCCAGGCTTGCCATATGTTACATTTTTTGTATCCATTATTTCATCTCCTCGTTAATAGTGTTTGATATCGTAAACCGCCTGATAGCGGTAACGCTTTGTTGTTGTGTCGGTAAAATTATAGTCTGAGTTGAGGCTTGCGGAGGCGATTGCATCCAGTTCCACAAGGCTATCAGCAGCAGCTTTTGTTAATTCATTAAGAGCAGCCGCTCCGTAAAGCGATTGACTGTAGCTTTGGAAAGCAAATGTTGATGAATCTAGCTTGTTAGATCGCCCACTTGATGTTTTTTCAATCAATACATATTCATCCGGCTTTATCTCAGGCTCTTCCATGTATACATCTACATCTAACTTTGTCTTCATAAAATTTAATACGACAAGCTCAATCATCACCTCACCGCCTTTAATATTGTGTTGTTCCGCATGTTGTCCGCGACAGCTTTTGGCGTTGCCGCATTGACCATTGCATTTGCGCGGTTTTTGCCGATATGGATATCGCTTTCGTATCCGTCTCCGCAACGATTTCTTATTTCGCTTGCCTTTTTTATCAAGACAGCTTGCATTTCATTTGATTTCATCAATTCTGCGACGCCTTTGCGGTTCAGCTTAAAATTCTTACTCATATCGCTCAACCATCACTTTCTTGTTCCAATCAAGCGGGATCAGTTCGTCAATACCATGCAAAGCCATGCCAAACACACGCCAGCGCTTGCCGAAAAACCGCACTTCCTTGTCTTCCCAGTCGTTCTTGTCGCCTTTCGGTATAGCCAATGTATATACTGCCTTTTTGCCTGTCAGCTCCAGCGTATTCACAATATCATCGCTTGATGTCGGCGCTACCAATACATTGTCGACTGCAACTTCAACGTCTGAATAGATCGGCTTGCCAAACGGGTCAGTGCCTGTCTGAACGCGATCGACCAAGGTAACTGTAATGCCTTTAATATGGGACATCATCAATCACTCCAAACGGCTCAAATGATCCGTACCGTTGCCGTCTCAATCCCAATCTGGCAAGCTCAGCATTTTTTATAAACAGACCGCCGCCCGGAACAAGATACGATCCGGACCATGAATATCCAAGCGCTGATTCCGATGTCTGTGTCATTGGTTCATTTTCCGTTGATGTGAGCAGCGTTCTGGCCACGATGTCAACGGTAACAGATTTCAGAACGCTTGCAAATGCCGGGTCAAGCGCCATGGCGTCCAAGTCTTTGTTGACCCTCAGCGCTTCGACGCGCAGGCAGTCCGATACAATAGGCAACAAGGCTTCTGCTCTGGTCGCTTCATCTACTGTCAGCACGCGCCACAATGCCACGATGTCGTCCAATGTCGCAAAGCTTGCCATTTAATCACCGCCTTTTATTAGATATGGAGGCCGCCGCAAGACGGCCCCCAAAAATTAAACTGATTGAAATCAAGTTCCGGTTTTTACTTCGCCAGATTCAACTACGTTGGTCCCGCCTTTGACAACTTTCCCCGCCGCTGTAATTTCAACGACAGTAATTGTTTCGCCTACTATTGCAGCAATCTCTGCGCCTTCCGTATATGCAGTCCATCCATCTACGCCGGTGGTAAGAACCGTATTCAGACGCGGCACTGTCGCATTTTTCTTCAGCAAATATGAATTGCCTGAACCTAGCGCTTCCGTAACAGCAACCTTAGTTCCGCCTACTAAACTTGATGCTGCGGTTAATGTAAGCGTCAAAGTGCCAGCTTCCGGCTCAGCTATAATGCGTGAGAAAGCATTTGGAGCAATGATGCCCCATCCGATGAACAGTTCACAGCGAATATAAACCTGATTATGCCCCTTAAGATCGCCAGCCGTTGCATCGTTGTCTGGATTGCCATATTCAATAACTTCCATCGGGATTTCCTTCGCGTATCCCCAGCGGAATGCTGAAAAATCGCCTATAAGAGCGCGACCGGAATCTGATGTCATGTCAGAAACGGTACGATTGATATCCGTTCTTAATCCGTTTATGGTTTCTGGATTGGCGCCCCACGACAGTTCAGGATAACGCTTTGGCCCGCCCGTGCTTACCAAGGTATTTGCCAGCGCAGTCGCGAACGCAGGCGACATAATCAATCCGTTCACGTCATAGCCAGCGGCTTGTATCTGCGCAACAGCAGTTTCGATATTGCCATCAGCATCTGGGGTGGCAGTATTAAATGCAACAGTTTGCGTCACTGCGGCATCAAAATGATTGTTGCCAATTACGGTCGATGCTGCCCCAGTACGCGGGTTTACGCCATGCATCGCCATCAAATCAAGTCCGCGCGCGGCTTTGATGGCAAATCCTTCAGCAAATGCCTGCAAGATTTCAAGCCCCGCCTCTTCGTCTGCATACATAAACTCGTTTGATACGCGGGCGCCGTATTCGATTTTGATCGGAACGATCGTTTTTGGCGTTACCGTTACGCCTCCATGCGATTTTGGACCGTTCTCAGCGACAACGTCAACCTCGCTATCCATTGTAAAAGTGAATTCCTTGTTCCCGTTGAAAGCAACAGGAATCTGCCTTGATAATTTTGCAAGTGAAGACTTACCAGATACCTGATTGATAAGTTCTCTTACAAGTACTTGCGGAAATAATGATCCTTTTGATAATACAGTCATTTATTTGCCTCCTCTAAGATCAGTTAATAGCGATTTGAGCGCTTGTTTGCCCGAATCGCCTGCCGCCGGCTCAGTTGATTTAAGCGGCGGTAATTGTTGTTTGTTTTGCACTAATTTTGCCAAGCTTTCAGCATCTGCGCGGATTGACTTTTCATCATTCCCGGATAACCGATTTGCCAGTTCATACGGTATGCCTACTTCATAGGCGATGCGAGTTTTCAGACTCGTCAGTTCGTATGATGTGACTTTTTCGGTCAGCTCAGCGATTGTTTTGTCCTTTTCGCTTGCTTTTTCCAGCGATTTGTTAAGTTCCGCAAGCTGCTTTTCCAGCTCAGCTTTTTCTTTTTTGATTTGGTCATAATCAGCGTATTTTTTGGCGAGTTTTTCTCTTTCTTCGCCAAGCCTTGCGCCGATCGCCTTATCAAATTCTTCCTGTGTTGTTATAGGTGTAAAATCTGCCATGTTATTCTCCTTCGCCGCTTTTGTGCGTCTGCGGTCAGACGTAAGTTTAATACTTGATCTTTTGTTTTACCACTGGCTTTGCCGTAATACATGCCCAATGCGCCAATATCACGCTGTCCATCAACGCGATGTCGTAGTCCTCTAATTGCGATCTATAGCCAAATCCACCGGATGAGCCAATCGGACGCTTGTCGCAGTTGCTAATAACTTCTGTAAGCGATGGCTGCCCAGCGTGGCAAATCGATTTCTTGTAGACAGCCTGTTCAAATGCCGAGTTCGCGCTTATCACCTCCTTTACAGTCGGCAAGATCGGCGGCCTTAATCTTGCATCTTTCATCTCAGACGCTAAGATCGATTGCCCAGATGCTCCATCCACGACAACGGCCTGTGTTTCAATGCTGGACAAAAACGATATGATCCAAGCATTCCCATTTCTGATTGTCTGGCAATCCCTTGCGTCCACAAATACTCGGCCATCTTTGGTCTTTACTGCGACACTTACAGCCACGTTCGCGCCATCGTTTCCGTATTTAATTCCGACAAACAATCCTCCAGTAAATTCCGGTATTTTATCAACCTTTAGCTCTGACCATTCTGTTTTGCTTATGGCTGATTTTTGATTGTATTGCAGCCACAAGCCCAAACGCTGGATATTAAAATCTATTTTGTCCTCGCCTATTTCATCAGCCACAGACCGTTCCGTAAATAATGTTCCAAGCGACGGATTTGTCAAATACCATAATTCGCGATCATTCGGATCGGATACTTTATCGACGCCCCATTCTGCCCATCCGGTATTTTC